TCAATCTGTGTTTGGAAACAAACTCAGATCCTCTTTCTTCTTAAATTCATAATTTGAATATATCAATTCGTTGGCCTCGACCGGTCCCTTTTGTCCTACTGTATATAATAATGATACTTCCTTTTGGTTAAAATCCTTGAATACCTCTCTGATGTCCAGATGGTCATTGATACTTAACATGAATTTGCCTTCGATACCTTTCAGGATGTTGGCCAGGTCGATGAAATCCTCCAGGACAAAGTTGTGCTTGTAATCCGGGCAAAGGTAATAAGGCGGGTCACAATAAAAGAAGGTATCCGGTTTATCATAACGGATGATTAAATCCTTCCAGGACAGATTCTCTATCCGGACATGGGCCAGTCGCAGGTGGATGTCAGACATCTCCTCTTCTAATCGCAGGATATTCACCCTGGGTGTTCTTCCGTCGATCTGAACACCATAGGATCTGTTTCTTACCCGACCGCCAAATGCCAGGCGCTGCACATAATAGTAACGGGCAGCTTTTTGGATATCGGTCAGGCCACGGCCGTCAAGCTGGTTTTTCCAGTCCTCAAACCATTCCCGGGAGGTCAGGCACCATTTAAATTGTTTTAAGAACTCTTCAAGGTGATTCTGGACCACCCGGTAAAATGATATCAAATCACTGTCCAGGTCATTGATGACCTCAACTCTGGAGGGATCCTTGGTAAAGAAAACCCAGGCCCCGCCTGAGAAGACCTCACAATAGGCCTTGTGTTTCGGGATAAGAGAGACGATTTGTTTAGATAGTTTGGATTTGCCGCCGATATAGGCAAGAGGGCTTTTCATGGACTTTTTTCCTTAAGATTGGTATATCCCCTATCGCTCGGTCCGAGCGGGGGAGTTATCATTGTGATGTCTGGGCTGTCCGTTAGTCCATTCGCCCTGGGGATGTTAGCGCATCCACCAGGGCAACTTCCCTAATTTCTTTTAAGTCTTTGGTACTTCAGCATTGAATGACACGGCATAGCCGTTGTCGGTGATTTTGGTTGTCACTTTGGTAAGGCTCCAGGAGCCGTTCACACCGGGGCGGATCCCGGTGATATTGATCCGGCTTTCGGCAAACAGATCCGTCCTGGGATGAAGGTGGCCATTCAGGGTGGCCGTTCCCCGGTTCAGTCTGTCCAGGCGGGATCTGGCTGCCTGATCTGCCTGGACCTGGGTGGCCAAAGGTGAGCGGATCACATATACCGGCTTTCCTGATCCGATGGTGATGGACTTCTTTTCTCCGGCCTGTATATCCTGGTAGAAAGCTTGCACTGATTTATACCGGCCGCGATCCGGGGTATTCATCTCCCAGCCCGGCTCTACAAAATCAGACCTTGTCAGGTTGACAGTGGGCAGGGATTTGCCGGAGGCTGTTTTGGCCTGGCCTTTTTTGACCATGAGCAATCGCCTCGATACCGGCTTGGCCACAGCATCATGTTCACGGCCCAACCGGGTTAAAAGATGTAGATCTGATTCCTCGGTCTGATCCAGATGATCAAAGTGGATCCCGGCCAGTTCAGCACCTACCACCGGAGTGAAATCATGTTCACCGGCAATGGTAGCCACGATGTCAGATAGAGTTACATTGTCCCAGGGCCGGGTTTTCTTTTCCTTCAGACTGGCAGTCATATTGGCGGCCTTGCCCTCGATAGTCAATTTGTCAGGTGGGCCACTGATACCCACCTCATCCACCACAAAGGCCCCCATGTGATTGATATATCGTTTACCATCCTTTTTAAATCCCATGCTGATATCCAGGATTGCACCTTTTGCAGGCAGTTCAAAGGGGTTGTCCCGGTCATCCAACTCGATGGTGGCCTGATCGCTTTGCCAGCCGGTTTCATCCGTAACTGTAAGGGATATCAACCTGCTTTTGATCAGGCGGGTGATGTCGTTGCCATTGGCTTTAATGGTATAGATTGGTGTCATTAATCCCAAAGCCTCACAGTAGTGGATTCAGTTGTATCCGGATCCAGATCCGGGAGGGTAATTTCCTGCCCCGCATCAAACACCGGGCCTTTATCCCCCAACCCTGGATTAGCCTCCAGGACCCTTTCAACCGCCCCAGATTCCCGGCCGTAATATTCCCAGCAGATTCGGTCCAGCATATCACCGTCCTTGGTTCTATAAATCATTTTTCCTCCCCGTAATGACTTAGACGCAAGGTAAAAGATTGTTTCTTTGGAATGCCCCCGGGCAGAAAGGTGGTCTGGGTCTCCTGGATTTCTTCAATGCACCATTTGCCCCAGATGTTGCCCAGGCCGTCCACCAGAATCTGCGGTTGCCCGGTCCCTGCTAAAACTCGCATTTTATCCAGTTGGCCGATACCTCCTTTATATAAAGGATAAATATCCCCGGACAGCTCTATGGTTTCCTGGCCAGGGCCGATATACTGTAGAGCCGGGCGCTGGCCAATACGGTTCTGAGCTGACCATCGATAAGGATTTGTTCGCTTCAGATCCTGGTATGCCGCCGTTGAAAGGCTGAATCTATAATTTCCCAGCCCCATCATTACATCAGTCATGGAGCCGACCTCCTCTCAGTTTTTCTAACCGCCTCATTACCTCATCTGCAATGGTTCCGGGATCCTGGCCAGGCTGGGGATAAATATTAATGGTATTAGAACCGGCAACCGCCATGGCAGTCTGGGGCTTGTTTTCCATGGCCTTGCCCGCACCTTCCCCCAGCTTTTCCCCAAACATGCTTCCCAGTATTCCACCGGCAATGCCGCCAATGAGCGTTCCCACAACAGGCACCACACTGCCCAGGGCAGCCCCACCAGCAGCCCCGGCCAGGCCACCTCCGGATCTCCCCAGGGAACCGCCGATCTTTTTTGAGCTTCCGCTGTTAACGGCCATACCAAGATCAGCAATGCCTGCAATAGCAGCCAAAGGTCCGCCTATGCGGCCCAACAAGCGACCCCCCTTTCTTAGCCACCCGCCCTTGGCCACCCGGGCAAGACGGCCACCCTTAGCCCTTGATTTACTACTGCTACCACCGCCTCCGCCATCAAGACTTCTTAGCGATCTGGCGGCAGGCCAGTTCACAATTCGGACATTCTGGACACCCAGCCCGCCTCCGGAGGCGATATCTGCCAGGCCTCCGGAACCTCCTTTGCCTTTGCTAAATAAATTTTTGGCACCACGGTACAGGCCAACACCTTTCCTTGCAATCAAGGCACTGCCAAGCAGACCACCGCCGATACTCAACCCGGTCCACAAACGATCAGCCCCCTCTGATCCCAGCATATTAAGCAATTTAGCCATGCTTTCAATAGGACCTGTCAGCCGCGTGTCGGCAAACCGCTCCCAAGAGGTGGAGATCATGGTCAGGGAGGCATTAAAGGTTTTGGCGGCCCGCTCTGAATCTTTCATGGTCGTAGAGCCATCGGCCTGAACATTATAAAATTCGTTGAGTTTATTTATCTTTCCGGTCTTCTGATATTCAGTGGCGGCAACATTAAAAGCTCGAATCGCTTCAGCATCAAATATTTTTCCCAAATCAACTTTATCGCCGCCAGTGGCTTCAATGATCTCTGCCATAAGCTCATTGATAGGGCGCAGTACCCGTTTCCCATCAGCCATCTTTTTTGGGTCAAACAATTCAATACCGGATTCTTCAAGCTTTTTAATTTTAGCCGGGTCCGTCATTGTTCTCATCATAGCTTCAAAGGCTGTGGCAGCCATTTCAGACGATCCGGTACCCATGCGAATCATCTGGAGAGCAGCCCCCATTTCCCTGAGAGCGGTGGTGCCTTCCCGACCTGTAGATGTATAGGCCGTGATAACCCTTGGTCCCAGAGCTGCCAGATTTTGGAGGGTGAATGCACCTGATTTCCCCTGGACATTGAGAATATCAAGTGCTTCAGCGACCTTTTCCGGCCCCTTTATCCCCATCTTCTCAAATTCACCGAACAGCTCGCCGATATTTTGACCGGTTGCACCGGTAGCTTGGACAGCCATGCCAATGTTCCGGATATTCTTTTCTGCAAACTCCAAATTGCCGGTCTTCTCAACGATTGATTCAACACCCGCAAGGATTTCTTTGGGATCCACCCGGATATTATCCTGAAGGGCAGTGGCATAGATATCGTTTTTGAGCTGCTTCATTTTTTCAGATGATAATCCGGCCTGGATGCCAAGCCGTTCAAGTCGCTCCTGGGCATTTCCCACATTTTTGATAGTCAACCCGGCCCCAACAGTGCCCACAAGGCCGGTATACCGGTTGGATACACCATTCAAACCCTTGTTCATCAGATCCACGGCCTTGCGCTGTTTGTTCAGATCCCCAGTGTTTTTCCGCATGGCTTTGCCCCAGCCCTGCATTACCCGGGCGCTGCGCTGGTAGGCCCGGGTTAAAAGGCCTGCCTTGCGCTCGGTATTGCCCAGGGCACGGGTCTGGGTATCGCTGGCAGATTTACTCAACCCGGCAGAACGCCGGGCTTGGCTCCCAATGTTTTCAAGCCCTTTTGCCGTCTGCTTAAGATTGGTCTGGAGGGACGAATCCCTCCTTGCGGTCAATCTTAATCCAACTTCCAGATCATGCCCCATTTTCAATATCCTTAAGTGTTTGGTGCCATTGTGCCAGTTCTTCCAGGTCCATTGTCATAAATTCAGACAGGGGCTGTCTTAAGCCCCGGGCCGTCTCCGCTACGATTCTTCGGAGACGGCCCCGTTCTGCTTTGGGAAGCGTAATTCATCATAGGCATCATTCACCCGCTCCCAGTCACTGGCATATAAGTTTTCAATAAGGCTGGGGAGCTGATTGCTCATTCGGGCCACAGCCTGTACCCGGCGCTCATCTTCATTTGTCCCTAATTTGGATGTAGTCAGGATATCCCCAACCGTAGGGCGTTTGATCGTCAACTTGTTAATTTTGCCTGCGGTATCACCTTCAGCCCCAAGTGTTACCGGGAATTCCAGATTGGCAATCCGGGTCATGTCATCGGGCCGTTCAATCCATTGTTTCTGATCTGTCATTCTTTACTCCTTATAGGCCCAGTTATAACCCAAGGGCTTCACGCTGGGCGGCCAGTTGATCAACACCGTTGATCTTCCGGGTCATATTTTCCGCATCAATTTCAATCAGCTCCTGTCCGCCAATGGTAAGCTTATAATACCGGCAGGAAACACTCCCTTTCAAAGTTCCTTTATCCCCGGGCTTCCAAGTGCCGCTATCCAATTCCTTAAATCCGCCCCGGATATTTATGATGATAGCATCAGTACCGGTATCATTTTCCCTTGCCCCCCTGATGGTCAGGGATACGGCATTGCCGTCCACCAAACCAAAGAGGCCAAACAATTTCGGATCATATTCGGCAAAGGTGAGGGAGGATTCCATCTTTTCCATACCCATGTCCAGATCCACGGGCACATCCATCCCGGCTGCCCGGTATTCTTCCATTTTTAAGACCAGCTTTGGCGGCTCGATTTCTTCAACCCTGCCTGCATAGCCCCGGCCATCAACAAAGGCCGTCATGTTTTTCAATCGTTTGGGTAAAGGCATTTGCCCTCCTTAAATATTTAGCTTACGTTCAAAACCTGCTCCACCAGTTCCTCATAATACCCGCTTTCCCTGTGTGCCCTGAAAATCAGGTGTTCCAGAGGGGCAGGCGGTTCAAGGTCAAAATCCATGTATAATTTGCCCGCCATTAGCTGATCCTGACTGTTCAGAGTGGGATCCATCCAGCATTTCCCGCCCAGAAGTGCTCCAACCGCTTTTAGATGCCTGAGATATGCATTGACGCTCTCCTGGATGTCCAGGAATAGGTTGGCGCTCATGGGACGATCCTGAGCCCACAAGAATGCCTCTTCCATGCTTTCATAAATCATGTCGGCAGTCCGGCGAACAGAAAGGAATGCCCACAATGAATCTGTGGCACAAGTCCGGTTGCCCCAGAGACGGTATCCGTTCTTGTGGACAATGGTGGCCACCTCATTCTCATTGAGCAGGTTGGCCTCACAATTGGTATCGCTCATGGCAAAGTCTATGGGCCGGGCAGCTCCCATAATACCGTTGATGGTCTGGTTTGACGGACTCCACCAGAATCCTTTGGAGGCATCCATCTTGGCGATCAGACCCGCCACCCTGGCCGATGCCGGTTTAACCACAGGAGTGCTGGTAAGCGTATCCCAGACCTTAACGCCCGGATCCACCACATAGATTCGGTCACTGCCCCAGTCATCTCTGTAGGTAATGGCATCCGCCATGGTGGTGTTTGGTCCGTCCGCAATGATCACCGCTCGTAAACGCTGGGCAATGCCTTGCAACTCAGTTACCACAGGATTGGCAAGATCACTCGGCCGGTCACTGGTGAACCCGGGGGCGATCAGGATCCGAGGCGTGACCTTGACTTCATTTTCTGCCCCGAGCAGGGCATGAACTCCAGACAAGGCCGTTGCATCACCCACAAGGTTGGTCAGTGTGGCTGCGGCATCCGCTCCCTCTTCCACCCGGATCACCACCACCACGGCCCAGGCCTGATCAAAAATATCGTCCAGGGCATCCTTAAGGGTGCCGGTAGCTCCAAGATCCGCTCCTAAGCGGGGGTTGCCTGCAATCAGGACAGGAGTATTCAAGGGGAATTTGATTGCATCTGCATCTGGCGCTGTCCCCACCAGGCCGATGACGGAAGATTTAACCGTTTGGATTGGCCGGAGCCCGTCATCCACCTCCACGATTTCAATTCCGTGTAAAAATTGTTCTGGCATATTGCCTCCTTAATTTACCGAATATTACGGCGGTTATTTAATTATGATAGTTCTGGCCATGGAATAGGATCAATAACTGCTGATAATGTTGATGGAAAATCAGCAAGATCTTGCATATAGTTATCCAGGATGGAAATATCATCAGTGAGTGTCAGGCCCAGCCTAATTTCCCGATCATGACGGCCCAACCGCCATTCAAATGCTGCCATTTTCACGTCCCTTTGCGGGCGGATTATTTGATCCAGCCATAAACCAAAATCGGCAATCCAGCCATTACCACTCCAAACCTGATATGATGCTGTAGGTTCCTGATCTGTCCAGGCCGGGTCAGGCTCTTTATCGAGTTCAGTTATCTGGTGTTGTTCCTGTGTAAGGGTGTTATAAAAAATTTTCCCTCTGAAATCCGGTACCACAAGCCATTCCTCATTAATGAGGATTTGTCTTTCATTTTTTCCAACATCAGGTGGCTTAAGAATAGAAGACGTTAGATGGTTGTAACGATATTTATCTGCCAAGGCGTGAGTCTCAGGAGTATATTTATCATTTGGGCTTGCTTCAGAGTCTTTGCCCACTAAGTATTCCAGAGTTTTTGGATGAGCGTAATATAAGCTTGTCATTATCTAAAAATACCTCCCCATTTATATCTGTTTGCCGGACGAGTTTCGTTCCCACCCGTTGCTTGTGTTTGTTTGATTGTCGGGCCGCCGTTTATGTCGCCGCCTGCTGATCCGCTTGCAAGTTGGGAGGTCGTTTCAAGTCCGTGAGCATGAGATTCAAATGCATCGTCTTGTCCAGAACCAACAAAATCACCAACAATTCCATCTGGCCTTATCCTGCTTGCAGCATCGGGGTCAATTCCTGCACCATGATCCCAATTTCTTGGAAACAATCCTCTATCATCCATCAGCCAGAAATACTGAGGTGCAACTTCCGGTGGTGTTTGGGTCCTGCCAATTTTGGAATAGATATCTGGTTCGTCGGCAACAAGAAGCTGATCTCCATTTCGTTCCAACAGACCTCGATCAATTCTTTCTTGTGCGCTTGGAACATATGTAAGATTTATTTCATCGCCGGGCATATAGCCTCTTATCCCCGCCATTTGGCTTAAAAGTTCTGCTGTTACATGAAGATTGCTATCAGCCGCATGGACCAACACATCCGTTTTGGTAGCCACCGTGATATTAGGATCAATCACCAGGTTCACCACATCCGCATTCTCAAAATGCACGGGGATTCGTAGGATCATGTCTCGAACAGATCCGTCCGCTGCCACTGGCTTTTCCGTTACCGGAAAATTGCCCACAATGCAAAGCTGGCCGTCATCGCTTTTGAGACCCACTTCTCTAACGGTAAAAGGTCCGTCAGCAGCCAGAATGGCAAATTCAAAAACAATGGTGTTGGGATCAGACTGGCTTCTTATCTTGCCGCCGATTGCCCCGGACCAGACCTGGTTTACAAGATCGACCTGTCCTTTGTTAGGGATCACGTCAGCTCCGTTGCCATTTCCCACCACAGCCGTGGTAATATTGAAAGGTGTCTCCAGGGTGGCATCCCCCAGCTTGGTCAGGCCGCCATCCGTCCAAAGTGTATAAAAATCAGTCATATTGCTCCCTAAACATCATTCCCGATGCCGATACGGCCCAGGGGGTAAACGGTTGTGATAATCCCGGATAGAACGGCAGCCGAATAGGTGGGCATCTGGCTTAAGCTTGCCGGAGTCAGTTGAATGTTGCCCAGATGGCTTCTGATATTCTTAGCCTTCAGGGCAACCTGTTCCACTTCATCATAGGTGGCCTGGTCAACGGCATATCCGGCCGGGATAAAAATATTTAAGTCAAAGGTGCCCGGGGTGCCCTTGGGAACCTTTTCCCACCATTCGATTACTTCAACACCAAATCCCAGGGATTCCAGGGCTGCTTCCATGGCTCCCCGCGTGCCTTTGTGGCGGTGGACAATGGGGCTGTTCTTGATGACCTGGCGCTGTTGTGATTCGCTCCAGGACGGATCCCATTCATCAACCGAAACTGCCCAAGCAAGCCAGGGCAAAACAATAGCAGGGCATCGATCCGGATTCCACAGGTCTCTGATGGGCACATCAATGCCGTCAATCCGGACAGCCTGACTGCCGTCAATGGCCTGCTCTAATGCTGAGCTGTTTGGTGGTAAAATGGTCATGCCGCCACCACTATGATATTGGTGCAATAGGGAGCCTGGTGCCCCTGGGCACTGATGTCAACATCCGGGCTGGCCAGGTTCACTTTTTTCACCCCCGGTTGATGAAGTGCTGCATACAGACCCGAAAGGGTCACAGCATCCCCAAGCCGGTGGCGATCGCTGGTATATTGATTGGCCTGGGCCTGGGCTTCTGCCAGAACCACGCCGGTGTCCGGGCCGTCATAGAATTCAAGGGTGGCAGATATGGTATAATTTAGGATCTCCGGGGCCTGGACCGTGACCTGGTCAGTGAGCGGCCGCACCATGCTATTTCCCAGGACGGATTCCACCTCGGTCAATACAGCCGGATCCGGAATGCCATCCCCGTCCCTGCCCAGAATGGTCACCACCACCTCAACCGGATTGGGGCTTGCCACGGATGCATCCCGGCAACCGGTTACAGTCAGGGCATGAAAAATATAAGCTCCGTCCGGCCCGGCCGTTGAAAAGCCTTCAGGTGCCATCTGGACCCGGCCTCTGAATTCTTCGTTGGATTCCATGGTGGGATCGATGGGCGGTACTGCATTCGGATCCCCGGGATCTATGGTTTTTCGTTCCACCGGGGTCAGTGCGGCCAAGTGATCCAGGTCACTATCCCCAGAAAAAGCAAGCATGACTGCCCGGGCACCATCGTTCACCCGTTGACGCAGGACCATTTCCCGGTATGCTCCAATTTCCAAAAGCTTGGCCACAGGATCGGACTCCAGATCCAGTTCGGCGGCCGCCTCCGGATACCGTCCCAAAAAATCAGTTTTCCAGTCTGTCAGGATATCTTCAAAGGACAGCTCTTCTACCACCTTTGGCGCTGGCAGTTGTGACAGATCTATGGCTGTAAATGCACTGGTCATTGGATGACGATTCCTTCCATGGTGACAAGTTTGCCTTCAGGCAGATAAATTCCCACAAGATCCAGGATCAACTTTCCGGCGCTGGCCTCGGCCACCTGAATTTTTGACAGCTTATACCGGCTTTCCCACTGGTCTATGGCCTCGGCTGTGGCGGCAAAAATATCCACATTCAAACCCGGGGTCATGGGGTTGTCGATCAGTTCCGGCAGCCTGGATCCGTATGACCGCCTCATCACCCGGGTGCCGATGGGGGTGCCCAGGATATCCGCAACACTCTGGCGCAGGTGATCCAGGCCGGTAAGGTCTTTGCCTGTGGCAGCATTCATGCCCATGTTATTGCGCGTCCGTCTTTTTAGTTTTAGCGGCTTTTTTAACCGGCGGTTTGGATTCTTCGGGTTTGGGCTCCTGCTTTTTAAGTGTCAGGTGTCCGGACATCAAAAGATATTTGGCCTGGGCGGGGGTCAAGCTGACCTCATCCCCCGGAGTCTTGTATTCAATATTGGGCCTGCATGGTTTTTTAACGGTATAGTCAGGCATTCTTTATTCTCCTAAAATTGAAGTTCTGCCCCCATTGGGACATGCATGGTCATGTTCGGTGACTTCTTTCCCGCCAGCTTTAATGCTTGGAGCAGAAACAGATCCGCCGCCGGATACCTCTGGGGCGGCAATGGAGATGTCGCTGGTAATGGCATCCGTCACATGAAGGGGGCCGTTGATTCTGACATCAGCGGTCACAATAACATTCTCGGCTTGGGCTTCAATGGTCCCCGGAATAATTGCTTTGAGCAAGTGAGCCTCCCGGTCATACTCGATAACGGCACCGTCGCTGAAATTCCAGCGTCGGACCGTGGACACATCTGCCGGGGCCGGATAACTATCCTGGTAAAGGGCAGGCAGCACAACGCCCAGGGCAGGATCCCCGGACGGGCAAAGTAGCACTACCTGTTCTCCGGGTTCCGGTGCCCACCAGTCCCTATCCTTGCCAGCCCGTCTGGTGATCCAGGGTAAAAAACCCGTGACAAGATTACCATCTTTCACTTTAACCCGGTCCCCGTTCAATTCCACAACCGTGGCAATGCGGATGATATTGCCCAGTTTTCGTTCCAGCTCAGCTACTCTGTAATCAATGCTCGACATCAGGGGGTCTCCTTACCTTCAATCACCTGATAATCATCTTCATGGCCTTCCCCAGTGTCCGGCGAAAGCCCGATATAAAGCTTGGATGGCATGGGCAGATCTGTCTTAAAAATATCATCCCCCAGCCGGGTGGTCTGCTGCCAGGTCACGGCCCACAAGGCCACGCCTTTTTTGGCGATCATGCCTGAGTAAAGATTTTTGGATGAAGCTGTGCCGGCACAAAAAACCTGATCCGGGTATCCCCAGTTCTGACCGCAGACTTTAACGATCAGGCATTCGGTCATATTCAGTGCAGCCACTGCCCTGGACAGTTTGTTCCGGTCCGTGGCCACAACATAGGCCGCAAAGGTAACGGGAACATCCTGCTCACCGGTGCCAACCGCCTTGGGTTTGCCCGTGGCCAGGATCGATACATACACGGCCGGAGCCTGCCCAGAGATCCGCTGGATCTCCTTTAGGTCAAACCGGCCGCCGTGGGATTCGCATGTTTTCAGTTCCGGCAGCCAGATCTTGATTTGTTTACAAATGGAATTGATTACATCATTTAAGGTCATGCCGCCTCCAGAAGCTGGTCATCAATCCACTGATCTACAATAGCCAGGATATCGTCTTCATTTTCTTCAGACAGGCCAAGGTAAATCCGCGCCGGGATATTGATCCCTACCTCTTCCCCGCCAAACTGGTGGATGGCACCATAAATAAGATTTGTGCCAACCACCACCGCATCTTCGTTCACCTCAAAGGTGATAGAATCCAGCAGATCCCCTTCACCTTCCAAAAGGCTGTGGCCGCTGTGGCGGGTGGGTTTATAATCATCGGACCACTCTGCCCACTCATCACCGGTAATCGGATCGGATTTTTCTGATTCGATCCGTCTTCTGGTCTGGCTTTCCACCTCAGATCCCACAAGATCCAGAAGTTCACCCAGCTCCATATCAGCCAATCGTTCCAGTCGCTCTGCAAGCCGGGCAAACTCCGGATCTATGACAATGCCGACATCAGCCATTTAAAGACCTGCCATGGTGTCCCGGGAAAACAAACGTCCAGGACCGGAAATGGTAACCCCGCCGTTGGGGCTGGCCTCGGTTTCTTCAATGCCCAGGACCATGATGCCGGATGAAATCCGGCCCAAGGTTTTTAGGGCATCTTCATACCGCTGACGACGTTCTTCAGTATTGCCCAAGGCATCCGATACCATCCGGTAAAGGGCAATATCCACGGACAGCCGGACAAGGATCTCCGGGGGATCAACCAGGGGCAGGCTGTGTTTGACCGCCAGATACGGGTCAATCTCGGCAGCAGCATCAGCCAAAGCCTTTTCAATGACTGCCACATCCACGATCTCTTCATCGGGATCCTGGGGATCCGGCATCATGGGGTAATTGACATCATCGTACCGGTCGTCAATATCCTGTTTGGTTGCATAGGGCATATGGGCTATTCCTCAGCCTTATCCTGGGTTTTTGTTTCAGCCTCTGCCTGGACGAGTTCCCAGGCCTGGTCACGTTCAGCCGCATCAACATCCCGGCCCAGAATCTGTTCCATCGCTTTGAGATCAGGAGCACCTGACTTAATCGTATTCCCGTCGGTAATAGCCCGCCGGACAGCTTCCAAAACTTCCGGGGCCATGTCAGACGTTTGGTTTGAACCCACATCCGTGGCCGCAGGTAGACTCTTTTCAGGGCCAGATAAAGAATTGTTAGAATTTTTTTCAATCGGCTTCTCCTTGGTTGCGGGTGCTTTCGCCTCCTGGGTAATAGTCACACTTAGCTTGGGCTCATCTAAAAGCAGTTCCAGCTCTTTTTCGCTGAAGCGGTCATCCGGCCAGGTGGTCGGATTTTTTGAATGGGCTTCGCCACACCGGCGAAACCCGTCTTTACTGGATCGTATAACTACGGACATTAATGCCTCCTAATTATGCTTCAGGGTTAAATCCAGTCCGGGACCAGAAGTTCAAGTTTGCCGTGGAGAGTATTGGTTTCCCCGCCGTTGACGATTTCCTTCATGGTCTCTTCAGCCAGTTTTTCCTGGCCGGATCGAACCACCAGAAGATTGGGACGGATACCCAGTTTTTTACCGCCGTCAGCCGTGAATGCTTTCATGGCTTCATAAGCTGCCCAGATATTGTCCGCATTGAGAGTGGCTTTAGAACAAAAGGCCATCTGCCAGAATCCGTACCCGGCATTAGCCCTGCAATCCACACCATAGCGGAACTGCTTGGACATGAAGACCTGCTCATCCTTGGGGTCGATCATCCGCTCAAACTTCATGGGACGCCGCTCCTGATAAATCAGGGGTTTTAATGCTCGGGTGGTATCCAGAAGGAACCAGGCAGGCCCGGCACCGTCAATATAGTTGGGCGTAGAAACTGCTACGCCTGTTCCGTCCACATTGGGATAAACCGGATGGTCAATATCAAAAAAATACTGCCCGTCATAGCAATCTGCTGCCAGACCGGCATCCAGCAAGGGAAAAATCAATTCATCCGGGAACACCTCGGCGGCCCTGCCCATTTCCTGAAAAAGGGGAGCGTATACCCCGATCTCATCATCTTCAATGTCATCCCGGTCCACGCCTATGGTGGATTCAAAGGGTTTATTTACAATGCTGTAGGCATGGGCTGCCATGGCATTGATCACACGATCACCGATCCACTCACGGAAAGCAGGCCATTTGCCCAGCCACCCGTATGTGGTGGATTTACCGCCGCTGGGAACCTTGGTGGCCACCTTCAAATATTGGGACTTGGCCATACCCTGGCCTTCCTGGAACTTTCTGCTGTAGCCCACCATCAGGGCCTGCAAAACAGCCGGAGTCACAATGGTTGTCATTATTTGATCTCCTTTTTACTTTTGAGATACTCATCTTCAGGAATGCCCAATTGCTGGCAAACCGCCTTATCCTCAGTTGTCAAAGATCCTTTGTTCTGATTCAGATCCTTGTCTTTCAGGTCCGTGTCCTGGGCCATTGCCGGAGCTGCTTTCGCAAATTCCTTGAATCTGTCCAGTCCGCCCTCTGTCCGGCACTGTGCCATGTGATAGTCCTTGCTGGCCGGGGTGATTTTACCGTCTGTCAGTGCCTGGTTGATGGCTGTGTCGATCTCATCGCCCAGGGTCTTGGCTTCCTGATCCTTGAGCTTTTGTTCTGCGTTGGTTGCGCGGGTTGTGGCCGCATCATAATCACCACGCGGAACAAATTTTTCCAGGGACGGGGTCTCGGCCCGGTTCTGTGCCGTGGCCAGGTCCCCTTTCATGGCGGTCACTTTGGCAAACGCTTGTTCATCGGTTGTACCGTCTGTAAGCCCCAGGGCCTGGCAGATGGCTTTGAGTAAATCCATACCGTTCTCCTTAGTTTGGGTTTCTTCCTGATTAAGGGCCGTAAGGTGCAGGTTGGGCTGGTTGGTCAGCCCGGCCGATGTGATCCGGACAATCCTGCGATTTTGCAGGGTATAGACAAAAACAGGTGACAGATAACGGTATCGCTTGTTTTCCACGTCATCGGTCCCCTTATCCGTCCATTCGATTCTGCCCCAGATAGCCCCGTCCCTAACTTCCATTTGCTTTATCCATCCCGCTGCCGGTGCTGGCTCCCCCTTGGGTGCTTTTTTTTCGGTGGCATGTTCCCAGTCAATGGGAAGATCAGCACCGTTTGAATCGAAAGCAGCCACCACCTGGTCAGGGGTGGGGTTGATCCATTTGCGGCCGTCTCGTCCAATGACAAGTTCACCGGCAGGTATCAGCTCCACCCAGTCTGGCAGGGTGCCGTCTTCAGGCAGCCGGATGTTCAAGGCAATTTTTAAAGTTTTCTTATCCATGCCGGTATAGATACCAGGTGGGGAGGAAAGAGGTATTTCAAGCGTTTGAAAATAACGATCTGGGGTTTTTAACACTGAAATGCGCGATTGCGATAAAGGAAAAGAGTAAAACTATACGGTGAATGGCCTGAAAATCAATTTTACGGACTAATCAGGCCTTACTATGGATAATGGCATGACCCAGGGCTTGTATAGATAAATTTTGGCTATTTCTTGGGTTTCTCCTGCCAGATTTTTTTTGCTGCCTCGGCATCGTCGGGATGAGCGGATTTAAATTTATCCTCCAGGATATTGCTCAAATTTTTGTCCCGGCCCTTGCCCGGATTATAATCCCAGCCCGGATCAATGCCCTGGGCGATAAAGACTGTTTCTCCGGTTCGTTTGTTTTTCCATTCCTGCATCTGGATCACCGGGGCTTGGGTCACACCGCCCAGACGTTCGGCTTCCCGCTGGCTGATCTGCCGGATCCGGCACTTGCACCCCCAGCCGTTGGGCGGGAAATGACTATTCCAAAATTCATGATCAACAGGCAGGACAATGCCGTTCCAGGACAAATGCAGATCCCGGTGAACCCGGGACGGCCCCAGGGAATATACAAAAAAGGGTCGGTATTTTTTAGTCCGCTGCGCCCGGTCCCATTGCCCGGCTGCCCGGGCTGTTCTCATGTTGGCCCGGTAAATGGTTTTAAGCCGCCTGGGAGATCCCAGTTGTGCCTGGACGGTTTCTCCTGTCTTAGGATCCACTACATCCTTTATGCCCCACCAGCCTTTCTTTTTTAAAATCGGCTCAAGCTGCTTGCGGAACTGCTGAAAGGTTTCTCCATTTTCAATGGCCTTGTCCACAGCCGTCCGGATATCTTCCAGCAGATCCATCTCTGTAGCCTTGGCAACGGTAAAGGCATTGGCATGCTCAGTCTGCCACACATCCCGCCAGTCAAAACCGATCTTCCAGCCCTTGGCCCTGAAATACTCCAGGGCCTCCTTGGGCACCGGCCCCGGATGATATCCATCAACCATCTGTGGCATCCCCCATACCCCTGGCCGTGAAGGTTGCCCGGGCAAGTTTTTTAATCAGTGTTTGGGGGTCCATCTCGGTCAAAAGCCCGGGCAGGCCCTTCAAAAATTCTTCGTAGGATTCTGCCTGATCTGCCAGTTCCAGGACCGGGTTGATAATAGGTTCCATCACCGGCTTCCAGTCTTTAGACATTCCATCGGCCAGTTCTTCCAGTTCATCCGATGTGTCCGTGGCTGTTCGGTTCATAGCCGATGAAAGGGATCTGTTTTCTGCCGTGGCAGGTTTAGGTGTCTGGATCTCTGCCAGAAGTTCTTCCCCCTCCACCGGATCCGGAATGTTAAATTTTTTCCTGGCCCAGTTTGCCGGTGCTTTGATCCCCAGGGGGACCAGTTCCTTCAAAGCCAGGGTCAGGGCTTTTAGATCCTCTGGTTCCGGAACCGGCAAAAGGATCCTGGGATACTTGTCCCGCTTTCCATAATTGATATCCACAAAGGGAATGACCAAATCCCGGCTAAGGGTATTGCCCAGAGCCTTCGCATCCGCTTTCAGGATATCCTTTCTCACATCTTCCTGGGCACCATCGTTGCCCAATTTGCCCGGGGTGCCTTCTGTACTTGCCACCTGGCCCAGGACACCCTTAGAAACCTGCCGGTCCAGCCATTCTGCCAGGCCGGAAAACAGCTTTTCCCCGCCTGTTGATTTGCCCGCCTCAATAAATTCAATCCGCATATTGTCCGGCAGCACGGCAGCCGCATCGCTGCCGATATTGGCAACCGCCTTTATCAGGGTATTGATATCCTTTTCCAGGGCACCAGGTTTGTGGCGACCGACCCGCAAGGGCATGCCGAACACCTCTGCAAAGGCCATCCAGTCTTTAAGCGTATAGGATTTACACATATAGCTGACCGCTGCCAGCCGGGCCAGGCCACCTCGGATAGGCAGGCCGGATTTAATCCTGGGAATGTGGATGATAAATTTAAACGGGGGCAGCTCAATACCGTTGTGGTGGCTTTCATCCATCAGCCGGAGGGTTTTGCCGTCGTTTTCATCAAACACAAAAAAACGGGGATCCCGCCATTCATATTTGGGTATCCATGCAGCTCCGGTCTGCCACATGTTTTCCACCGCAGAATATCCCTTGCCAATGGCATCCAGAAGATCATCAACCGCCTCCCCGAATCCAGATTTCCGGGTCAGTTCCCGGACGGCCGCTGCAATCTTGACATCTTCCTTGTCTTCGGATGCCTCCTCCACAATGACCTCAAGGCCGGATACCGCTCTTTTCCGGGTGCCAAGGACACTGGCATAATGCAGATCCCGTTCTTCCATTTCCTCAGCCAGGGTCAGATAATCCCAGGTATTGCCTTCTGCTGCATCGTGCAGAATGGTGGCCAGGCGTGCCGGGGTCAGCCCGTCCGCTGCCGATCCATATCCCCAGACAGAACGAATGCCCATCAATGTCGGGGCAGCCACTTCCTGGGTTAATTCTCGCTTGGGTAAGAGTTTACCATCCGGCCCGTAAAGACGACTTTTTTCCATTATAAAATACCTCCTTTGCGGCCAAAGCCTGCCGTGATTCTGACAGGCCGGTCGATTGCGTCATGGTCCGGCCCGACTACATGTTTAACCGGAATATAGCCAAAGGACTCCACGTCGCTTAGGGATGCAAACCATCCCAAGGCCAAAGCAATGGCAGCATCACCATGGCGTTTTAAGCCGGAATCCTTGGTGTCCGCCTGTCTGAGTTTGGGCAGTTTTACCACCCCGTCAATACGCTCCAGGGCACGTATATCGTTTTTCACATCCGCATCTTTTCCCAGATCAATGGTCTTGTCCTCAAATGCCTGGACAAAGGGCTCCATATTTTCCCGGTACCATTTGTCGTTGAACTTAACCATAATGATCACATCATAACCAAACTCATCAGCACAATACTCGGCCAGGGTAAAGCCGTTACCCGTGGCATCCATGGCCCCGCATCGGAACCTGGGCAGATGCCGGATAATATGAAAAATAATTTGTTGCTGGTGCCGGGTGGGTACATTGTGCATTTCAAGCATCCAGGGCACCTTCCGGGTCAGGTTCTGCTCAATGGCCATGGGACCGAAGGATGCAAAATCGCAGTACCGGGAATAGTCAGAACCAAATACATATTCAAGGTCCGGGTTGAGCATCTCAAGCAACGGGTCAAGATGTATCCTGATCCAGTCCTCAATCCATGAATCCCGGTAAGCCAGATCCCTTAAAAGAAAATCATCCTCCATGGCCAGGCGAAGAATGGGCCGCTCTTCAGGCATACACCCTTCCACCAGGACACCGGGGATGGCCACGCCGGAACCTTCTCTGGGGATAGCATCCAGTTCTTCCAGCATGGCTGCACGCCGGGTGCCGTATCCTTTTCGGACCAGTTCATACCATTCCTTTTTGCCTTGAGCTGTCGGGGTCCATCCCTTGACCATGCAGACCCTTTCGTACAAGCCGTTTTTAACGGCATCGTCAAAGGTGACGTGGAAGACCTTGAACGCATAAAGACCTGCCAGTGAATCAAGGATAAGCTGATTGAATGGATTTTTAACACCGTTGTGGGTGGAGATGATCCGGATTCTACCGCCCCAGATGATCAAGGCCAGGCAAGCCTCAATGACCGCACCGACATCTTTGTGAAAGGCAGCCTCGTCAATATTGACAATGCCCTGGAGGCCACGAATATTGGCTGGGTTGGAAGACAGGGCCACCATCTGGAACCCGGATGCAAAACGGATCCGGTAGGCCGTGATCTGTCGTGTGTTGCCATCCTTGTCCTGGTCTTCAAACAAAAAGACCTCAATCCCGCCCCAGCCTTTGGCCATGGATGAGGCCATGACTTTTGCCATGTGGGCGGCATAGCCGATATATTCCAGGCCCTTTTCCTTGGTATCCCCCACATAATAACAATTATCCCCGCCAGCAGACCGGTTGCTGGAAGCGGTGATAGTATCGTCCAGGGCCGTAGCATAGGTGATACCTGTCCGCCTTCCTTTTTCTGCAATGTTCAGGAAATAATCGTGGATCTGCTTGCACCAGTCCACCTGGTGCTGCATCAAAATCCCATCTGCAAGAGGATTATGATCTTTGGGGATCTCCCGGACGCTTGCTGGCAGCTCTTCCCAATCTAAAATTCTTATGGTATCGCCGGGTAAACTCATTTAATCCCCAATACCTTTTCACGCCAGAGCTGGGCCTGTTCTTCATTCATGCCGCTTTGGATGGCGGTTTCTTCAACAGTATCGGCAGCCTCTTCAATGGCCTGGCGTCGGAGTTTTTCTTTGCGTTCCTCACCGATTTTGCTGGCGTTTTCAATTCTCTGAGCTGCAAGAGAGAGCTTATTGATGGCATCCTCATCAATGTCCTCTCCGTTGTTGAGGATTCTATCGAAAATTATGGTCTTCATCATCTCAGTCACAGCTTGACCAAGATCAGTGCCATCTTGCTTCAATCCCCCCACCAATGCGTCAGCCGCTTCCCGGGCCTCTCTCATCATGGAGCCCTTTTCTTCTACGTGTATGGAGTAGCGGTTAATGGCACTTCTTGAAACAGGGGTTTTACCACGCTTTTCAAGCAGTTCATTGATGGCCTGCCGGATTTCCTTCTGGGTCAAGCGTCGGTCACGCAGGGCTTCATTAAGCTGAAGCCGGATATCTTCCGGCAAAAGGTCTATGCTTGATGGACGGCCCCGGCTTGGTCGGTTTTTTGAGGATTTCATATCAGCTCCTGGGGGAAGGACGTTTGACTCCCGGGACCGTTGCCCGGCCCTGGGCCACATCAGCCCCGCGCTCGGTGAGCGTCACAATAAGAACACCGGAATCACCATCGATTGTGATCAGGCCTTGTTCTTTAAGCCAGGCAAGTTCCGTGCGGGTCTTATCACGGCTTGGCGTATGACCATAATCCTCTGTCAGGTCCTTAAGCATTGAATCGTTCATCGTATATCTCGGGTCATCCAGCAAAAGCCGTAAAAGCGTTATCCTTAGATGCTTTTGAAGTGTTTCTTGATAGCTCATCCTTTTCCTCCATTGTTCAACAGGTGTTCATTAATCATATCCACAGCACCCTTTACTCCATCCATTTTGCCGTCCAGGTTGGATACCTGGACCGCTATACCATTGACACGCTCATACACTTTTCCAAGGTCGTCATGGGAAATCGAACCGGTTTCTAACTTGGTGACCCGGCTCTCAATACCGCCCATGGTTTTTTCGACAATTTTCACATCTTTATCCGTGGCTTTTGCCCGGTTGCTGAACCACACATAAAAGCCGACAAGAAAGGCAATGATATATTGACCAACATCAAACCAGAACCGCCAGGCCGCATAATCAGTTTTTGGATTTACCATGATTTCCTTTCAAATTTAGTCTCACATATGACACACCGAACACAGCCCGGTACTGCCTTTCTCCGACCTTCCGGAATTGGCTCTCCGCAGTCTTCACACTCGGTCAATGATTCTCCTTGAGCCGACCGGTTTAATTGACGGGCAAGGGCCTCTTTTTGAAACCTATCTGCGCTGATATTGCCCCGGTCACCTTCATCCATTTACAAACTCCGGAGTTTTAAATTTTTAGCCATACCCTTAGCGGCCATACGATCCCCAAACCACCAGGTCACAGAGGTCACTGTCAGGTAAAAGATCACCCCTATGGCATCGGAAATAATATTTGTGGCCATGGTGGCCGTAATTTGAGATCCATTGAATTTATCCAAGAGTTTCCAGGCTTTGATGGTAATCCAGGTGCTGATACCCAAAAGGTAGAATGTGATCCCGGGCCGGGCCATGTCTTTGATAAAATCAACAAGGCCAAAAAAAATAGCAAGCAGCACACCGGCAGGGACTGAAAAGAAACGGAGCCAGCCCTCAACAGCAAAAAGCCGATCCATATATGAAGAATCAAAGGACCGAATCCGCCCGGCTTCCAGGCTTTCTGTAAAGGCCGCTGTCTCGGCAAGCTCGACCGCTCCTGACACTCTGGCACCGACCACTTCAATTTGGGCCTTGGATTCTGCAATCATGGCATCTGATTCTGCCTGGACCATGGCCACGTCATGGGACCGCTGTTTATCCCGATCCACCATTTCCAGCTCTGCCAGCTTGCGTTTGTTATAGCTGGACCAAATGGTCCCGGCCAGACCTGTAATGCCCCCGAGAAATCCCCCGGTGGCAAGATTACCCAACAATCCTTCAAGCATTTTCCTGCCTCCATTGTTCTTTGATGGTTATGCGGGCCTTTCTGCCCCTCAAAATTATGTTAAACCGTCTCACCATAGGCCTTGATGCCAGCACTGCCTTTTGTCCGCCTATACGGCCGGATTTCGATCCAAGGATAACGCAGCCATGGACATGGGTTTTCCACCCCTTAGTCACATCCCCGGCAAAATTGCCGGAATGGATGAGGATAAAAGATCTGTCCGGGACGTTTTGGATGTGGAAGGCTTTCCACTTTTTGGATTCCCGCCATACCAAAGGATAGGTGCCGGGCGGGATACAGGACACATTGGACCTGTTTTCCCGCCACGGCAACTCCAGGCAAGGACAGGAGAAATGCAACCCGGGGATACTGAAGATACCTTCAGTGCCCTGGTCGGACCGGCGCAGCCGGGTAAGGATTATGTCTACGGTTTCTTCATACATGGCCGCATACTTTCATATGGGCTTGGCGGGGTGGGTTTCAAGTGTTTGAATTAATGGGGGAAGGAAGGGAAGGAAGATTGGGCGGCCCGGGATAAACCGTCCAGGGGGAATTTAATATATTATAAAAAAAATTTGGGGAAATGGCTTATACTGCTGTTTCTTACCTATATCGTATAGTGTAACCCCCAAAGCCATCTGTTAGTGCCCTGTGTAACAATTTGTTATAAAATATTTTTATTGATTTTGTATTTCTACTAAATGAAATCTTGTTATCCGTTTAGTGACAGCTGATTGGATTACCGTCCTCCAATATTATAAGCAACCATACTTTGAGAAATAAAAAAAGAAGTAAGAACGCTATTTGAAGATGGATTAGTTTTTGGAGGCTATATGATATTTACCATTCTCTTGCCTAAATCTTTTAATCCCTTTTGAATTGTAAGCTCTAAATAATTATAACTTACAATTGAGACAGGGATAGCTATCAAGAATACCACTAATAACCCAAATATATTATGTGAAAAATCAAGAACAGGGTATATTGCTATTCCTCGACGTAGAGTTTCTATGATTATTGTGTGAAGAAGGTATAGAGAATAAGAAGCATTCCCTAAAATAATGGCAATCCTCCAGCTACATTGAACGCCCGCTGAATGACATATCAGAGCTGCTCCAACAAGAATGACTGGTCCGACATAATGACTTCCCCAAAAAGGATATATGTATTCTCGCGCAAGGTTAATCAATAATAAATATGATATAGCAACAAACAGTAATGTAATCGACAATTTCTTTGATATAATCTTACCCTTGAAGTAAACGAATGCATAATTCAAAATTATTCCTAAGATAATAAATATAGCGTAGTCGTGCGAATAAAACTTAAAATAATTATTAGTAAATATTCCTGTTAAATAGAGAACTTTTATTGTTATTAATACTAAGATGGTCAAGATTGGCGCAAGGTATTTCCCTGCAAAAAGAGTAATCGCAAATACAAAATAAAAAAACATTTGTAAATTAAGAATCCAGCCAACGCCAAGAAGAGGATGTAAATCACCATTAATATCAAGAGCTGGGATAAAAAATAAACTCTTTAGTAGGAAAATAACGAAATTTTTATGAACTGTACCTATCCATAAATAAACAAGAGCTAAAATAAATAATAAGATAAAGCACCCTAATAAAATATAGCATTTATCTTTTATAATAGCGGTATATTTGCTTCTCGATTTTAATAAATATTTTCCTGCAAGATAAATTAAACAGATTCCTATTATCATATAAATCTGTATTATAGTTGGTAAACTTAGCCACAACACACAACTTAAGGTCGCAATCCAATAGAGAGGAACTATGCGAATTACCCGACGATAAAAAAAACCTATTGGATTATTATTTGCAGTATAACTAATGGTAAAGCCACTAATAACAAGAAAAATAGCAACTCCTTGAAATTCAGTATGGATATTACCAGGCAAAAGAAATGCTGTATGATAAAGAACTATGGACATTGCTGCAAAAGCACGTAGAAATTGAATATTAGTTATCATGGTTTTTCCTATAAATGAATCATTCCGAATTCTTGTACTACCTATTAAGTTAAATATCTATATTTTTTATTTCTCAATGCCCGATGCAGAAAAATTACAGAGCTCTTCTTTCTCCAGTTCTGGCTTTTTAAATATTTCCAGAATGCTGCATCTGGTATAAACAAATTTTTTATTCACAGATTTAAAAATCAATTATATGAGAATGAGAAGAATCAAGTTGATCAATACTCCATTAACCTATATTGGAGACTAACCTTCCTGTCTGGAAATTTGCCACAGGGAGGTTATTACATAATCAACCTGATTTTCGATCAAGTCGAGAAGCTTAATTTTTCAGGAGAACGTTATTATATTAATAAGTTGACTCTTTCGAATAGGCATCAACATATTCAATAAAGTATTCTTGATTTTTTCTTTGGCTCAAATACCCGAGCCGAATACCAAATTTTCTGATTATCTTTTGTAGGACATCGTGGGCTTTATTGTCTTTAAATCCCAATATTACGGATTTCAATTGGATCTTGTTTACATACTTATCATCTGATTTTCCATATAGCCGCCACTCATCTTCATATATCCAACATCGTGCTTTTTGTTTTAGAATCCCTATATCCTGAGGCGACGACTTATCAGAAAGAACTTTTTCAATCTGTAATTGTGAAACTACAGGAATTCCTTCGTATTTAATTTTTCTCAAATCATGTACATTCTCATCTATTTCAAATTCAAATGCGACACCCCGAAATCCTCCGGCATAGTGAGCCCACATTAAAGGGTTGTTGATGTTTTCAACGAAGCAAGTGAATCTCTGTTTATCAACTCGATCATGTAACCGTTTTTTTAATTCGAAATAATTTCCTGGAAGGTCTCCCCATTGGTACTCATCTTCACCTTCACCTTCGCGTTTCCAACGACCTTCATCTGGATCATTCATACTGTCTGAGGTAGATAGAAAAATCCGTTTATTTACTATAATGTCCAAAATATAAGGTAGGTCGTTGTTGTCGTTTTTTTTAAATTTAAATAATTTCATGGTTGGTTCATCTCCTTTAATAAACGCCACCTTCCTTCTTTAGAATACACAGGGGCCTTGCCGGGCCTGCTGTTTGTATATTATTTTGGTTCCTGTAAATCTGTCTCAAAGTGTCTCATTAATTCTAAAAAGGACGGGTATACATCGCTTGAAACAAATGAAAGATTGGGCATTTTGTGTTGCTGATTTTGAAACGTATCATGGAATTTTCTATCGCTTCCAATGTAAACAGGCCCCAATCCATCTGGCTTAAATTGGTCAGAGGTAATATCGATTATCAGGCCATCAATTTCTAACCATCCATGAGTCTCATGGCGCCCCTTTCGCCATCTTTTGCCATTTACATATTCTACCCCTTCAATTCCTTTTGAAATAAGCCACGTTCCAATAATCTCGCTTGTTACGCCGCAAGTCCCTTTTGGGAAGGCTTCAAAAACAGCTGGTTGTTTTAAAATAAAAACTTTGAGGTTGGTCTCAATTATTCTTCGAGCTTTTGAAACATAATTTTGAATTATTTTAATATCCATATTTTACCTCTTTGATTTGTGTCCTTTTGTCCGTAAAAATTGTTTTCATTAATAGATTTTATTCACTGTTATAATTATCTGTCAAAAAAACAACCTTTACGAAGTTTTAGAAAATCCACTTAATACATAAAAGAGTTGATGGGGCAGCCCAGAAAAGGCCGCCCGGTAAGAAAAGCTATTCAGGAAACGGCAGTTTCATCTGGAGTCGGTCCTGGCGAAGCCGACGCTGTCTCTCAATGATGTTATAAATTTGTGTTGTTGTCAGTCCAGCCCTCCTGGCCAGGGCCAGATGGTTGGTCCCGTCAAATGCCCTGTGGATCATTGAATCCCGGATTGCCCGTTTGAGCCTGTCATCCCGGGGAAGGTACACGCTCCGGCCGCCCAGGTGATGGGCAATGACCACGATGACATCCTGGGCCATGGCCATGGCCTTTTCTTCATTGGCCTTTTCCCTGTCCTGGTAATGATCAGCCAGCACATCCACAAGCTCTGCCAACAGGCTGGGCCAGGTCCGGGCATCATTCCTCAAATCCTGGTTCATGCCGTCCAGCACCTGTGATGCTGACATTACCCCGGAATCAAAGAGCGTTAATTGTTTTTCTTTGGGAGAGCCGTTCATGTGGTATCTCCTTTTTTCAGATCAGGATATTCGGTTTCAATTTCTTCAATTGATTTCAAAAGGCTCCTGCCACGATTCCCTATACGGTTGTATTGTTCGGTCAATTTGTTGTAGGCGTCGATCCTTTTTTGCGAAGATCTGAATGTCACCCGCATGGCCTTGATTTTTTTTTCAAGCTTCTCCTGCTTGCCGGGGATCTTTTTCACTTCAATACACATTTCAAAACACAATACTTTAGCAAGGACATCATCCGTAAGTGGAATGGGTCTGAAGTGATCCACAATGCGCGCCAGAACTCCTTTGGACAGTAGTTTGGTTTCAATCTTCATGATTGTTCCCTTTTTTTTGCCGCTGCCGGTAGACTTTTTGATACGCCGCATCCAGCTCCTCCAGAACTTCCGGATGGATGTAGCTTTCCATATCATCAACCGGCTCAGCCATTTCCAAGGCGGTCCTGGTTGCCAGAAAAAGCGCTTCATAGGCAGTCAGGAGGCCTTCAATCTGTTTTATTAGAGCTTGTTCTTGTGCCATAGGGATTACTCCTTACAAAGACGCAAAATCCAAGGGGATATTGACATACTTACCTTCCGGCCCGGTCCGTTTGTAGACCCTGAAATAGGACTTTGAGCCAGACACCTGGAGGCTGTCTGATATCATTTTCATGGCCTTGAGCCAGTCCGGGTCTTTAATGGCATATCTCCTCAAGCCAAGGATCTGGCGAATATTGATATGCCCTTCCTTATTCACAGTAAATGCTTCATTTATGACGGTTTTAATTTCATCCTTGCCGTCCTTTGTCCACCGTTCAAAACATCCGTCAATGATCTCTTTGGCAACCTGGAGCCGTTCATCGCAGGTCATGTGTTCACTGATCTGCACCTGAATCATAAGGCTATGGTCATAGCTGCAAAACTTGAGATTTCCCTTTTTCCCGCCGTATTCCTTACCGTATTCAGCGGCTGACAGAGCGACAAAGGCAGCCACTTCACTGTAGGCTTTCTTTTTGAACTGGATCATTGCATCCTGGAGCTTTTCAGCATCGCCAAACAAATTTCGGACAACGTCATCCCTGAGCTTGTCGATTTCTTCCACCATGCTGATGGGCACCAGATGCCCCACACCATTCACCATGAATTCATCACGATTTAAAGTATTCATTTAACCATTCTCCTCATTTCTTTTTTCTGCTGACGTTTCTGATAAATCACCATCATCTGGACCAGTTTTTGGAGTTCCTGAACTTCCAACCACTGGGTAGTTTCTACATTAAAACGACTTTTGGCAATGCTATCCACATACGCCCAGGACTTGTCCATATCCAAGATGATTGCCTCAAGCTTTTTCATAAGGGGCTGTTTCCGGTTGGGCAGATTGTTGACTTTGCGCTTTGCCCGAGTCTTTGATTTTGTCTTAAAGCCCAGTTGTTCGAAGTGATTTATTACGATTGAAAATGTCTTATTATTCAGATTTTTTGATGATTCCACTCCCACGCTCCCGAGCAGATCCCGGTATTCCTCATCAGTCATAGCAACTTGCTTTTTTGCTATGTGGATAATAGCCAACTGATTTCTGTTCATATGATTCCCTCCTGTTTTTCAAACATCTGACCCTCACGGGAACCAAAATGATTCCTTGCACAGGCCGGACAAAAATAGGATCCGCAATGGTAACAGCGAAAAACTTTGATTAATGGGAAAGGATTATCGCAACCACGACAAGTAACGATTCCGCTTCTCGCGGCCTCCCCGTAAGACTTGGAGGCCCAATCAATATTTTTCTGGTATTCAGCGTCGGAAATACAAGTTGCATTATTCATGCTGTCACCTGTTCCTTGTTTGCCGAACACCCTTCACACGTACATCGCCCGCGGCATACTACGTTTCTGCCAACGCAGTGGATTCCAGTTGGGTCAGGCAAACCATCCGCTTCGTATCTTACGGAAATTGGACCCACTATCTCACACAACTTAATCCCGGCATCATCCTCAAACCAGGCGTTGATTTCTAAATCATATCCGGCAATGATGATTTTCAAATAATCATCAAAAAAAGAGCCGTCTGTGTATACTTCGAGATAGGCGCCGCCGGTTTTAATCTTGCATTGATCGTATTTTTCCGGCAGGACTTCTGTTCTCGTGATAAAAGATAAAGCAACCCTCCCAGCGAAAGAACGACTTGTAGCCCCCTGAAGGCTCCTTTTTACGTTCTCTTTTTCCAGTCGTTTGAGCCAGTATGCGCGCAATTTATTTGCCATATTCCTTCCCTCCCTGGATAACACGCAGATCTGGCCGCCCGCTATTGTAAGGAAGATATTCAGGTAACTTCCCCATCTTTAAGATTGCCTGTTCGTCAAGATTCCACTTACTGGCTGGGACAACATCCCTGTTACCACACCTGGGGCAAGGGGTGCTGATGCATGATGCTTCCCATACGTGTGCGCATGTAGCATCTGGACAGATCATGACCACCATAAACGATAGGGGTTTCCCTTTGCTTGGACTAAAAATCCCTGTGGTAATTCTGTGTTTCATCCTTTCTCCTTTATTGACAAAGCCAGCCATGGTGGCTAACATTATCAATGCAACCCGTTTCATGTTGCTGTTTGGGCCTGTGAAGATGTTCGAGCATCTTCCAGGCCATTCTTTATGGATTATTCGCTTCAAATTGTTTTTTTGATATCCAAACGAGCCGGGATATCGTCCCATAACTGATCCGTATTGGGGTCATACAAATACAGCGCCCGTCCGATAACAGGTGCGATATCTCCGGTCACCCTGGCCACGGTATAAACACATTGATTGCTTACCAGTTTTTTATGTTCTTTTCGGAGGAAACCCGCCCGGACAAGTGCCGCACAATACTGGTATGTGGTTGTTTTATTAACCAGCTTCATATTAACCAGTTCTGTCATGCGAAACTTGCCCAATTCCCGGATTGCTTTCCACAGCTTGGTTTCTGGAAATTCTTTGCCCTTCCGATCCATCAGCCCCCTGGGGGCATTCTTAAATTTCATACGCACGGTCTTGTCTACATCGTTATTTTTTGCAGGATGTCCAAAGGCCTGAAAGCTGACTGTCGGAAATTTAGGATCAAACTGCCGTTTCCCTTTCTGGGTCAATCGCCAAAGCTTTTCTTGCTTAGTGCCAAGTCCTGCCCGTTTAATAAGGCAATCACTTTCATAGGCCTTAAGGTTCTGGAAGATGAAGGAACGACTCAACCCGGCCTGACGTTCCAGTGTGGCATATGAGAACAGCCGGTTTACCACCATGGCACGATGAAGAAGTGTCATTTTTTTCATTTTAAGAACCTTTCTGACTTTGGTTTTGGAAGCAGATCGTCCGGCAGGTCATTGACGATATCCAGAGAGATTTCTTTTATCTGGTTGGATTTGGCAATTCCCTCTAACCTGGACATATAATGAATCAAAAACCCGAAGCTGCCCTTGCTTTTACTCTTCAGAGCCCTGGCAGCTTCCGGGACGATTTTGATATCGCAGTTTTTAAGGCCGAAAAGGATGACATCTTCATCCAGCAGCGGTCCAAACTCAACCGCCTGGGTGAAGCGCCGCCAGATTCTTGTCCGTGATTTTATCTGGGCATAGATACTGGGCTCACCGATCAGGACAATGGGGCATGCCGTTTCATCATGGATATCGCGTAAATGCTCAATGTTTTTGACAGTCAGCCGGTCCGCCTCATCAATAAGGAGGATTCTGTCGCTATTATCCACCTCTTCAATGATAATGCGTTTGGCAATATGGGTCTGCCCGGGCCTCATCCCGTTCAACCCTTCGCAGATGCTCGATAACATCGCCTTGGGTGTCCAGTCCTCAAAAACCCGGATATAAACAGCATTTTTATTCCTGATGGCATAGGTCCTGGCACACTCTGTTTTCCCGCGTCCGGCATATCCCCAGGCCAGCATCATACCCGGATGGCCTTTTTCCATGTCCGACACCGCTTTTACTGCGGTCCAGAATGCCGTTACCCGGCTGGTTTCAATAAATGTGTTTTTCATGCAATCTCCTTTTAATTAAGGTCAAAGACCATTTTTAAATCTTCAAACCGCTGCCGGTAAGTCTCAAACTCCGGAAGGGATTCAAATTGTTCCATGAATATTCCATCCACTCTCTCGGGTTCCCGGCCATGCTCATGAATCAACCTGAAAACCCATTCATAATGTTCCAGGCCGGATGCCCAATATTTAGGGCGGGGGATATCAACCTCAACCTCATTTTCCGCCTCAGCTTTTTTTGTAATCAACTCAAGCCGTTTGGTCTCTTTGTCAGAAAGCTTCTCTTGTGAAACCCCTGACGTTTGATTTTTACTTGTCTTACCGGGGGATGGCAGGATAGGTGTTTTCTCTCTATTGGCCGAAAATGACAGAATATTCAGGCTGTCCTGGGCATTCTTGTCAATGCCTATGTCTTCCAGTTGCTTCTTTGTATTCTTGGCAAGGCGGGCCTGGCGTTTGTTTTCAGATATGACATGATCAAGGGCAACCTGATCGCCAAACAATCGGGCCAAGGGATGGCATGCTTGAACCGGAAAGGCTTCTCCAAGATAGATACCGTCCTTCGTATAGCACCATATTTTTCTTAAATCTGCGGTGTCAACTGCTGCCCATATGGGTTCCTTGCTGCTCAAGTTATGAAGGCAGTCGGATTCATAATCAATCTTCCATAATCTTACCCGGCAATGGTGTGGTAAAACCTCTTTTCGCAACAAAAAATCATAATTAAGCTGTATCGGATCAATACCCGGTCCCCGGTTGGGCAGGAAAATATCAGCAGGAGGAGCAGGCAGATCTGCATGGGGTTGTTGTCCATACCATTGAAAATACCGATCAATTATCAAGGCAGCTTCACGAATATTTGGCACCCAGTTTTGGGTCCGGGCTTCATGCCAGGCCTTTTGGAATTTTTCATTCCTGTGCATCCAGGGCGGTTTTGTCTGGATGGAATCACCGCAATAAGAGGGCATCATGAATTCAAGCTGACCCTGAAAGGTCTTGAAAAATCGCTCAACAACCTTGGCTCGGCCATTGTAGGGCTTGGCAAACATCACAGCCGTTCCCACCCTGGCGTATAACCCTGTCATTTCTGAAAAATCAGGATCAGTTTTTGTGAAAAGCTTAGACTTAAACGCTCGCCCATTGTCGAGATATACAGCATCAGGATATTTGCCCAGGGCTTGAGCCGCATTTCTAAACGCACTCAAGATACCGTACTGATCCTCTGACGGCATAATATGCCACCCGCATGGATACCGTGATGCCCAGTCAAAAAAGACAATTAAAGTCATCCTGCATGGCATCCCAGTCTCGGGATGAATGATTTTAAAATTCAAGGTTTTGCCGTCTGCAACCAGGCATTGACCCACTTTCAACAAACTGGCATCCCTTGTAATATAAGGACCATACTTGTCCTGATACATTTTCATTCCATCCCTTGCCAGGCAGATAACCCCGGCATTGTATTTTTCATAATCCTTTAGCCAGCGCCGGAATGTGCTGTCAGCCACATTTTCCGGCATCCCTTTTTCTTCCATGGTGAGCCTCGCCATCTTTATTGCCATGATCACACTCGGTCTGGCACCATGCAGGTAGCATTTTAGGAAAACGGCCTTGGCCGCTTCAGACAACTTCCGGCCCTTGTATTTATTTGTGCCGTGCATCTTCCATCCCCCCCGGCCATCGCAAAGTGCCAGGTAATTATCATCATTGTTCCGTAGCTTTTTATCCAGAGCCTCAATGCTCTTCTCCTGGATCTCACCCACAACTGCATAAATTTTTGGCAGCAGTAACCCGGCATTGTAGGCAAAAAGAAACGCCTTTGCGGCCTGACCCTTTTTCCCCCATCCTGCCTGTTCTTTAGAAATCCGGAAGGCATGGACCAGGTTGTACTTGGCCAGGCCGATTTTGTTCGATCGCTTGGGCACCGGTGTGTCATGGATAACGGCAGGAAAACCGGCATTACCTGTCACAGAATCTCGGATCACCAAACCGGCCTGGATCTTCACTGGTAAAAGATCCCGGATAAAAAACAACTCACTCCCACCCTGTTTTTGTTTTTTCATCACCGGCCAGTTATCCTCCATCGCTTTCAACCTGACGGCCTTTGTCCCGATGTTCATGGATTCTGCAACCTGCGATTCTGCTACTAATGCGGTCATTTTCTCCTCCTAATCATCATTTTCAACTATTTTAAGAAGGGCCTTGATATGCTTGGCAGCCTCGGCCCGTTTAATGGTTTTCCAGCCATTATTCCGTTCTTCTGACACAATATCCAGCATCACCTGGAACTGTTTTTTAAACATGTTATTGACCAGGGATGTGTTATCCACATCACTCTTGGTCTGTTTGATTTTCTCCCTGACCACTTCTCCTTTGATTTCTTTAACCGTCTTATTGATAAAGCCTGATGTCAACTTTGCCTTGGGGTCCTGGTTCAATTTTTCCAGAACCAGCATCCAGGCTTTGACCTGATCGTCCGGGCTGAGTTTTGTCAGGGGCCGGGTCTGAGCTTCATTTATGGGCAGGATGATTTTTTGTCGATCAGGGGAGTCTACAGGTTGGGAATGCTTTTCACACAAGCCTTCAGGCCGGGTACATTTGCCGGGCTCCCCGGGAATCTTAACGCCTTTGGTCTTGTTAGCCAGGGCTTCCCGAAACCCACAATCCGTGCATTTTTTTTCTTGGTCCGGGGTTTCTTCGGAGGATGTTTTAGAAATGGCTGCAATTGCAGCCATTTTAGATTCCAAAAGCGAAACCGTTTGATACCCACCTATTTGCTGGTTTGCATAACCTTTGCTTAGATCCCAGACCTCTTTACAATATTTTTCAAAAGTCAGGTGTGTCTCTCTATAAAGCCTGTCATCCCTAATCTCAGCCAGGGCTTGTCCCACTTCCAGAAAAGTATGAAGACCTTTGTGGATAATGATTTCACAGACCTCAAGCCGCTCTTTTTGCGAATCCAGAAGGTGTTCGGTGATATCCTTGCCTTCCTGAATTAATTCAACCAGTGTTTCAGCCATTATCGCCTTCCTTTAAGTTCTTTTTTTAATTTCTTAATCTCAACAAGATGCTCTTCAAGCTTACCTATAGCCATCTGTCTGATCTCTCCACCGGTGGCAATCTTGGCACCTTCAGCTTCCACAAATACTTTGGCAGGTTCTAATGATTCTGTGATATGATGAATGGCAAACAGGTAATAAGCTGGAATCGGGCATTCGGCAGGCTTTGAAAGATAATTATTTAACATATGGAGGGTCAGTGGATTTCGACAAAGAGGGTCATCTTCTTTCGCTCCATCATCGGTTCGTCCAAAATACTCATTAATAAGATCAGGGATTTGCTTACGGCCCAATTCTGATTCATCAATCGCCTTCTTGATCCCGGCTGCGAGCACCACACATACTTCAAACTCATTCTCTGTCTGCTTGGCCTTGGGGGGACCTAAAATAACCCGATCCTGGATATCTGCTCTCTCCTGAAGAACCTTTTCCAATTTGCTGGGAAAATCCCAGTCAAACTCCATTTGATTGGGGTCTATTTTTTCATTTCGTTTAGACAT